AGAACCTGTCCCTCAGTGACGTGGGCTTCGAAGGCCTTACCGTCCACCTCAAAACAAACGGGGCGCTGGAATCCACCAAACTTGCGTCTGATGAGATTGGCGCGTTGACGGGGATTGAGGCCCTTGGCCACAACTCTGGTGTTAGAGCCCCCGAAGAGCCTCCGAGCAGTAAGGTTTCCCCACAACCAATGCTCAAAAGGCTTCAGCCAAGAAGCAAGCGCGAGATTGAACCTAGGAGACCTGGGAAAGATCATCCTAGGCTTGGCATCCTTCGCCGCGCCACACTTCTCAGCCTTCAGAAACGCAGAAAGCTCCGAATCTTTGCTTGTCAAAGGGTCGAATCGGAGTGAGCGTTCTGCCTCGAGGTACTTGCGGCGCATCGCTCCCGTATAAGATTGCGCCGTCTCCAGATGTGTCCACTTATAACCGCCATACCTGCGGGCCAACCGCTTGAGGGACTTTAACACCCTCAAGAAATCAGCGCCAACCGCAGAATCAGCCGGCCGGGGCAGAGGACACAGAGACCGCTTCAACAAAGCAGCGATCTCGTTGTGTATGCAATTGGCGTGAACACCTGGGCTCCAAGTTCCGGGAAGAGCCGTGGTGCACGCCACCCTCATGGCACGCTTCTGATCCAAGCAAACAGCCTGGAGGTCCAAAGGGATGTCCAGGGAACACCCCTCCGCCACCACAACGTCAGTGTGCCCGACGCAATAGCCACGGTTAAGGACCTGGCGACCCTAAAGCCACCAGAAACGGGCGGAGCCAGTGACCCGCAACGACGCGGAGAGAGCGCGCTCTCCCCGCGACACGGGCCATGCGACCTGCATAGCACCCTGAAGTGCCACATAGGTGTCGGCCTGAGTAAGACCAACCTTCTTGCACCAATCCAAAGCCCGGAGCTTAACGGATTCAACAAGAAGCGCATTACGTTCCCTAAGGTACACGTAACTGGCAAGCTTAAACAACAACTCAGTGTAAACCACTGACCTGACACCGTCAGGATGCACAACAACCAGGTACGCCTGGTCGGGCTTGTCGTCAAGACAATGGACAACGCCGCCACCAACGACGTTGAGACCGCTATCCAGCTGGTTGGCCAAAAGCGCAGCGTGGTGGTGCCACTGCCGCGTGGGGAGGTCTGGAACCCACCGCCCACGCAACAGCTTACCCACAACACCGCCACTCACACCCAACCACCCTTCAACACGGCGCACCCACACAGCGCGCCTACGGACCCTGGAGACAACAGCCTCCGAGAGGGGACAATACGTGTCCTGCCCCTCAACCCCTTCCCCGGTGGCCTGCCCAAGCTCACCGGTTTCTTGCCCTAAAACGGGCCCTCGCTGGACGGGGTCAAACATACCAGCGGCCAGAAAAGGTCGAGCCACCCACAAAGCAAACAACAGCTGGGTGGACACAACAGCCCCGCGCAACAACACCGACAAAACCGCACGCCGAGACAAGCGGGCAAAGTCGGGCATCACAGCAGAGGCCCAGCGCCTGGCGACGCTGTGGAACAACCGAGTTTTCAAGAGAGAAAGGATGACGTCTTTGTTTAACTTAGTTGTGGCCATCATGAAAACGTGGGTAGAGCCCTTTGTAAGGGCCAAAACACTTGCGACTTTGATTTCCATTGAGGTATCAACAAGTTTCTCTCAAACGCGGGCACAAACAACGAAGCATTCAGGCGCCTCCACACCCCAGATTCAACCAACCCCATCCCGGGGGTTTACAGGGAGTCTAGACAGGCAGAAAAGGAAACCCAACGGCCGCGTTGCGAGCACCGCGCCTCTTGCCGAAGCAGCCGAAGCCGGGAAT